TAATATATTTATGTGGATAACCGCTATTATCGCAATAGCTTCATTAGTGGCTGCCGTAACCCCTACTCCTAAAGGAGATAAGTTTTTAGGCAAATTATATAAAGTTATAGATTTTTTAGCTTTAAATATTGGTAAAGCTAAAGACAAATAATGGTTAATGGCTAAGAAAACAGTAATGGAAGTTGCCGCCCACATCGAAAAACACGAGGCAGTTTGTACCGAACGTTGGTTAGAAACTATTAATCGTATTAAACGTCTTGAACTTTTCGTTATTGCTACTTTGGTTACATTACTGTTGAGTGCAGGAGCTATTTTAGCCGATCAATTATTTTAGGAGACTAAGTGCCTCTAGAAAAATTCACTCTCCGACCTGGAATCAACAAGGAAGGAACAGATTACTCAAACGAGGGTGGGTGGTTTGACGCAAACTTAATCCGTTTTCGTAAAAACTACCCTGAAAAAATAGGTGGATGGGCTAAAAACACCTTAAACACTTTTCAGTCCACCTGCAGAGCCCTCCATGCGTGGGTAGACCTACAATTAACACCTTACCTTGGGGTAGGTACTACATGGAAGTATTACGTTAAACAGGGAGATAATTACAACGATATAACCCCTATACGACTCACCACTTCTGCTGGGGATGTAACCTTTGCTGCAACTAATGGCAGTTCAACTATAACAGTAACAGACTCAAGTCATGGAGCAGTAGCTAATGATTTCGTTACTTTTAGTGGCGCTGCTACTTTAGGTGGGTTAATTACTGCAGATGTTCTTAATCAAGAATACCAAATTGCTACTGTGACAAGCGTTAATGTCTACACAATAGAAGCAAAAGACACAGACGGAGACACCGTAACTGCTAATAGTAGTGATAGTGGTAATGGTGGTGGTTCCGTAGTAGGAGCGTATCAAATCAATGTAGGTCTAGATGTCTATGTTGAAGGATCTGGTTGGGGTGCTGGAACTTGGAGTGCTGGAACGTTTGGCTCAGTTAGTGCTATTTCGTCTTCTAACCAACTTAGGAACTGGAGCCATGATAATTTTGGCGAAGATTTAGTAATGAATGTTCGTGGTGGCGGAATATATTATTGGGATGAATCCTCAGGTGCAACTGTTAGAGCAGTAGCTTTTTCTGATTTGGCAGGTGCTAACCAAGCTCCAACCAAAGCGTTACAGATTTTAGTGAGTGACATAGACAGACACATTATTTGTTTTGGGGCAGATCCTATTAACACCAGTAACCAAAGAACAAGTGCTTCAGATCCATTATTTATTTGTTGGAGTGACCAAGAAAACGCTACTCAATGGGAACCTCTCCCTGACAATACTGCAGGATCTTTTAGGTTATCAGCAGGCTCACAAATTATTGGAGCCATTAGAGCCAGACAAGAAACCCTAGTTTGGACAGATACTTCACTTTATTCAATGAGTTTTATAGGGCAACCGTTTACTTTTGGAGTTAATTTAGTAAACGAAGGAATAGGTCTTATTGCTCCTAATGCTGCTATTAATTCACCAGCTGGTGTGTTCTGGATGGATAAAACAGGCTTCTACACTTATAACGGACAAGTCAGAGAACTGCCATGTAGTGTTCAGAACTATGTTTTAAGTGACATTAACATAGGGCAAGCGTACCAGACCTTTGCTACTTTAAATAAAGAATTTGATGAAGTAGGTTGGTTCTATTGTTCAAGCAGTTCTACAGCAATAGACAAATATGTTACCTATAATTACACTGAAAATGTTTGGAGCATTGGGCAACTAAACAGAACAGCTTGGTTAGACGAAGGTGTCTTCAATAGTCCAATGGCTACATACACTACAAGTGATGTAGGGTATTTATACAATCATGAAACAGGCAACGACGCTGATGGTTCACCGATGGATAATGTTTACATTGAATCCAGTGATTTTGATTTAGGGGAAGGAACATTCTACCAAATGATAAGAAGAATAATACCTGATATTAAGTTTACAGGAAGTGGGGGTAGTGGTCAGATTATTAATTTTGTTATAAAAACCAGAAACTATCCAGCAGAAAGTTTGTCCACTTCTGCAACAAATACCTGTACAAATAGTACTTCTAAAATTGATGTAAGAGTAAGGGCAAGACAAGCAGCACTTAGGATTGAATCAGACGATGATAACAATGTGGAAGTAAGGTTGGGTGTTGGGTTTAGGGTAGGTGCAACTCGTATGGATTTACAACAGAGTGGTAGGAGATAATGGCTAAGTTATTAGAAACTAAACTACCAGTCGCTACAGGGGACTATATTCCTCCAGACACTTTTAATAGGCTAACTAGGATTTTAGAATTAAGTTTAAATAGGGTTGATATAGACGCAACTGTTTCTGCTAATCAAGGGCAACGTGATGTCAATAAATTTGGAGCAGGGTTTATTCTTTGGAATTTAACAACATCTCAATTACAATTATGGACAGGAACTAAATGGGTAAATATATACGAAGGAGACCAGTCAGGAGTAGAAGGAGTATCTGGTTTAGGAAAACTGAGTGTTTCGACAAATGGTTCGATATCAGTAAACATACTGTGATGAATAAAGACAAATTAATGGAAGAACTTATTAAAGATGAGGGTTATGAGTACGGAATATATGAAGACCATCTTGGCTTTGCTACTTTTGGAGTTGGGCATTTAATTCTTGATACGGATAAAGAGTTTGGTCAGGCTGTAGGTACTCCAGTTTCAGAAGAAAGAATATTAGAATGTTTAAAGAATGACATAGACGTAGTCTGTAATGAGTTAGATAGAAATATGCCTTGGTGGAAAGAACTTAATGATAACAAACAACGTGTTTTAGCTAATATGTGTTTCAATTTAGGTAGACCTAGACTTAGTAATTTTAAAAAGTTTCTTGCTGCGTTAGAGTCAGATGATTATGAAAAAGCTGCTGTAGAAATGATGGATTCTAAGTGGGCAACCCAAGTAGGGGATAGAGCAGTTAGATTAAGAGATAGAGTATTACAGGAGGATTAGAATGTATGAATACAGTTGTAAGGTTGAAAGAGTTGTTGACGGGGACACTGTGGATGTTGTTCTTGATCTTGGTTTCGATATTCAATATAAGTCTCGTGTTCGTTTATATGGTATTGATACTCCCGAGTCACGCACTCGTAACTTGGATGAAAAGGCTAGAGGAAAGATGGCTGGGGCTTTCTTAAAAGAAGCAGTAGACGCAGGAAAAAAAGTAGTGATTCAAACCAAGTTAAAAGACTCTAGAGGTAAGTTCGGCAGAGTTTTGGGTGATGTTGTAGTAGACGGAGTAAACATAAATAAAGCAATGGTCGAAAGTAATTACGCAGTTGAGTATTACGGTCAATCTAAAGAAGATGTAGAAGAAGAACATCAATTAAATAGAACAAAATTAATAGAGCAAGGATTATTTAACCCTGAGGAGAAAAAATGAAATTAGGTATATTAAAATCATTAGTAGGAACAATTGCTCCTACACTTGGAACTGCTTTAGGTGGACCAATGGGCGGTATGGCTGCAAACATGCTTTCAGAAGTTTTAGGTTGTGATCCTGAACCAAAGAAAATACAAAAAGCTATGGAGACTGCTAGTCCTGAGCAACTTGCCGAACTTAAAAAGGTTGAAGGTGATTTTGAAGTCCAGATGAAAAAGCTTGATATAGATTTGTTTGCTTTAGAAACAGCAGACGTTCAGGATGCTAGAACAAAATTCAGTAAAGACTGGACAGCCCGAATAATGGGTATTCTTGTAGTGGGTGGGTTTATGGGGTATATCTTTTTAGTAACTATACAACCCCCAGAACAGAACTCAGAAGCTTTAATTAACCTTGTGCTAGGGTATTTAGGTGGTTTAGCAAGTGCTATCATATCTTTTTACTTTGGAGCGTCACACACAACGAAAGGGGACGAATAAAGAAATGAGTTGCTTGAGAACAGGAAAGGAGTATATACTATGAGGATGAACGCACAAGGGTTAGCTTCTTTAGGTAGGGGAGGCGATGACCAAATAGGTCATTTAACAACAGGAGAAAAAGTTTTACCACTTCCTGTGGCTGAAGATCCTTCTGTTCAAAGAGTAATTAAGCAATCTTTTGCTAAGCACGGTCTTAACGCTGATCAATACACCGTAGGTCATGCCGATAACTCAGTCAACCCTTTAACAGATTACCCCGAATATGGGCTAGGTAAAGCTTTTAAAAAATTAGGGAAAGCTTTTAGGAAAGTTGCTCAGGTAGTAGGAACGGTAGTGGGCTTCATTTACGGTGGACCTGTTGTGGGGAAAGCTGTAGGTGCAGCGATAGGTAGTGTTGCTGGTGGGGCAGTTAGAAGAGGTAAATTTGATGCAAAAAAAGCAGTAGGTGATTTTGCTGGTGGTTATACTTTGGGCAGTGTTGGTGTTGGTATGGGACTTCAAGGAGGAACTGGTAGCGCAACAGGTAGTGGTGTATTTGGTGGACAAGGTATTAGTGGATTAAAAGCTGCATTCCAGCCTGTCAGCAAAGGTGGAATGTGGGGTTGGCAAGCTACTCCATCAACAGCTGGTGGTATTGGTGGTTTCTTCCAAAATGTGGGAGCGAATGCTGCTTCATTTTTAGGTGCGGACACTGCTTCTTATCCCCATACATTTTCTGGAGGTCATCAAGGACGTTTAACATATGATATTCCTTCAATCAGTGAGGCTTGGGGAGGTCTTAAGGGGATACAAAAAGCAGGTGTAATGGGTATAGGTGGACTAGCTGCCAGTAAAGCAGGATTATTTGACCAACCTGAACTACAGGGTCGACCAGAGGGTATGGGGCTCACTGAACAGCAAAAACAATATTTAACAAGAGGATTAAGACCAGCTACCACAATGCCAGGAGTAGGTGGAAGTTCATCGGGACCAATGGGACAATACCAAGGCGGAGCAGGAATAGGTGGTATGAGTAACCCTCAACAAGATTTACTGGATTATCTAGAAGAACAAAAACGTAAATATTTAATGCAGTTCCCTCAGTTCCAAACTGGCAGAGCTTATGGGTACAATCAAGGTGGACCAGTACCGAGACAAGGTTATGCAAAAGGTGGTGAAGTAGACACTGTACCTGCTATGTTGACCGAAGACGAACACGTATTAACAGTAGATGCCATTAGAGGGCTTGGCGGTGGTGATATAGAAAGAGGTCATCAAATAGCTAAAGAAATCAATGATTCAGCAGAAATACAAGAACAATTACAAAACCAAATACTGCAACGTAAATACTTTATGCAGTTTCCACAATTTAATAGAGGAGTAGTTTAATGGCAGAAGAACAATATTTAGATCAGACGAGTAAGTCTGTTCCTCCACAGTATTTAGCTGATTTATATGCGGGAGCAGGAGCAGGTGTTCCTGGTATGATCCCTTTATTGAATCAAGACATTTACAATAAATTCGCCACTATGGGTGTTCCAGGAATGAATCCTTACACCTATCAAGGTATGAGGGTGGCTCCGTTTAGCCAAATGCAACAACAGGGGTTTAACAAAATAGGTCAAGGAGTAGGATCTTATCAACCTTATTTTAATGCAGCAGGACAAGGGTTGACAAGAGGTGCAGACACAGCAACACAAGGCTTCAACCAAATGGGGGATTTATACGGAAAAGGTATAGGTGCCACAGAAAGTTCAGTTGGACAAGGAATGAACCTCTTAGGTCAAAGTACAGGAATGTACGGTAAAAGTGCAGGGATTTTAGGTAATGTTCCTGGGATGTCTAGTAACCTTTACAGTCAGTCTTTACAGGGATACAACCCGAATAGTGTCGGAAACTATATGAATCCATACACAGAAAATGTAGTGGATAAAACATTAGGTAGAATGAGACAGGGCATAGACAGACAAAGAACGGCATCAAGAGATTCTGCTGTGGGTGCTGGGGCTTTTGGCGGTAGTCGTGGTAGACTAACGGAAGAAAATATAGAAAGGGCTGGTCAAACAGCAATGGGTGATACTGCTGCTGGTCTTTATGGTCAGAACTATGCACAAGCACAACAGGCAGCAATGGGCGAATCTGCTTTACAGAGACAACTACAACAATCAGCAGGATCAAACTTAGCTAATATTTACGGTGGCGTGGCTGGTGGATTACAAAACGTGGCTGGTGGATTAGGTAACGTGGCTGGTGGTGTTGGTTCTTTAGGAAGTCAACTTGCTAATGTTTACGGAGGCTACGGCACTAACTTAGGGAAAGCTGGTTTAGGTCTAGGACAATTTATGGGTAATACAGGTATGAACATGGCTAACTTAGGTGGTTTGCAGCACGGTTTACAAGGTCAAGATATTAACCGTTTAATGCAGGGTGGTCAAATGCAGCAAGGAATGCAACAAAGAATAGCCGACACAGATTACGGAAACTTTGTGGGTCAATACAACCTACCTAGTCAGATACTTGGTCAAGGTATTGGGATGACTTCTCCTGTTCTAGGAGCATTAGGTGGTACGTCAAACACTAACAGATACGCAACAGGTACAGGAAGTGATTCTTTAATGGACAATTTAGCAACTGCTCTTTCTGCATACGGAGCATATAAGCAGTGGGGTAATTAATTATGGCAACTAATATGGGGTATCCAAACGCAGGCATAGTTTCTGTGATGGGGCAACAAAATAATCCGATGGGTGGTGTAGTTCAACCTAGAAATACAAATATGTTTAATCCCCAGGAAAATGTTGAAGATACTATTATTAGATTGTATCAAACTAACGTACCTATAGACCAAATTGCCGCAATGACTGGGACTGATTCAACAACGGTTGCTCAAGTTATAAACAATAGCAGAGGAATGGACACTTACGCTAACACTAGAGACATTACTCCACCAATTGGTGCCCCAGATATTGAAGTAGAACAAGCAGAGTTTGATACTGATTTACCCAGTCCACAGGATTACTATACAAGACCAGATGGTGCTCAACCTGTTGAAATAGAACAACAAGTGTTCTCTACTGATTTACCTGATGACATGGGTACACAAGCTTTAACTGGATTAAATCCCCAATATGCCGAACTGCATCCAGATGCAGTTTCAGAAGCTAGGAAGATTGATGCTCAAATACAGAGGACTTCTCGGGAAGTTTTTGGCGTAGGGGAAAATGACCCCAACTTAGTTCAAGAACTAAACGCTGTTGAATTGTCTGTCTTAGAAGACTTTGAAAGTGAAGGAGATGGGACTTCGTCTGGTGTTGTTGGTGCTGTTCAAGAAAACGCTTTAGTAAAAATAGGGCTTAACGATGTTTTCAGTGATGCGAACATGCCTATAGAAGATAGAATTGATTTCTTTAAACACTACATAGCTGAAACACTTGGCTTAGATTACGGAAACCTAAAAGACGCTCCTGATGAAGGACTACCTTTTCTTGCTGCAGCAAGTGCCTTATTAAACGCTTCTAAAAGCGGTGACTCTAGAATGTCAGGAATTGGTCAAGCCCTAGTATCATTTGGAATGACTAAAAATCAATTAGGAAGAGTTAGGAACAAAGACGCTAAAGACTTATTGATGACTTCTTTTAACTTAGGTCTAGAATCCCATAAAATAGCACAAGCAGGTACAGGTGAAATGGGTGCTACAGAATGGGTGACTGTTCCTTGGAGTGATGATCCTGTGTTGTTACCTAAAAAAAGTGTAGTGGCGGGAATTCAAAGTGGGGTAAAGATACTACCGTACAATAAAGATAAAGACAGTAAAAGAACACTATATTCTATTCCTAAACTAACTAAAGATGGAATAACATATTCTTATCGAAAAATGACAGAACCTCAATACCAGAACGCACTTAAGAATCTCGACTCAGACTTAATAACAAAAGGATATACAATTCAAGAGGCAGACCAAGGCGATAGATCAAAAAACATACTCTATACTACTCCAGGAGGAGACCGAGAAATAATGACACAAGCTGATTATTTTGCTATGCCGTTTGAGCAACAGACAGGCTTTGAAGAGATATCTGGTATGAATGCTGTTATAGACACAACAGACGGAAATAAACAAAAATATGTGACTGATGAAGAATTAGCACTGGCACCTCCAGGGCAATTTCAAAGTTTAACTTATGGTACTTATTTTGAGAGTGATGGTGAGGGTGGTTTTGTCTTTTCTACAGGAGGAGGAAAGGACGAAGTTCTAACAGGTCAAACTGATAGAGGAATTGAAAGAATAAAAGCAGCCACTAAAGAACCACTACAAGAAAAAATAAAACAAAGTAAAGCAACTTTCCGTTTATTAGATAGGTCTAGAGATTTAGCAAGAGAAGGTTTATTTGGTGCAGCATCAACAGGAGTAGCAAAAGTAGGTAATTTGATAAAATCAGTTGAAGGAGTTATAAACGCTTACCAAAGTGGATTAAACAAAAAACAAAGAGCTGACTATGACCGAATGAAGAGAGACTGGTATCAACAAGTTGGTGAAGATGAAGGTTTTATTAAGTTTCTTGAAAACACAGGTGCTGATAAAGACCGATTAATGGGTACGTTTTGGAGTTTAGCTTTAGCATCTGCACAAATACTTAATGATCAAAAAGGTAGAGACATATCTAACGTAGACGCAGAAAGATTCTTAAACAGAGTAGGAGCAAATTCTTCAAGTGTAAACGCAGTTCAAATGATGCTTGATGATTTAGAAATGGATTTAATACACGCACAGTTAGATCAATTTGACATAGAAGAAGACGGTCTAGAATCTTTTCCAACAGGTGATCTTGATGATGACGGTAACGAAATTATGCAACGTATTTTTTCTAAACCTGGAGAACTTTTTGGTGAAGGTGGATTAATTGAACAAGAAAGAGCAAACCTAGAACAACGATTAAAAGTATTAGAAAGCATAAGAGGTGGTGCTGTCACAAACACAGGAACTCCAGTTCCAATAAAAGCAAGACCAATGTCTTTTAGTGAACTTAGAAGGACTATAGAACAAAACGACACAGAAGCATTGAATACAGTTAATCCTGCTTCTAAGCCTGATGTTGATGTAACTTGGGGAGTACTGGCTAAGATTATTTTTAGAGATCAATTTTTAGGAAATGAACCAGAAGATGTAAGGATGAAAAAAGTAGACTCAAGACTAAGAGATCACTTTTACAATGATGAAGAAGCACTTAAAGAATTTAAGTTGTGGTATAAAACACTTATAAATAAATAATGGACATTTTTGACGAAGTCACAGAAGAACTTTTTTTAAGTAGAAGCCCTACTTTGAACCCACAGGGAGTAAGCTCTGACATATTTGACGTAGACGGCAAGGTAATCAAAGTCCCTGAGACCGTCTATAAGTACCATAGGAAAAGAAATAGACCTATGCCCCCAAAGTATGTACCTCAAGATTGGATTGATCGAGTTAAAGCCTCAGGTCAAAGACCTTCTGATCCTTATTTCCCCCCAGAAGGAGAAAAATTTGGGGATTGGAGTATTGAACTAATGCCTGAAAAAGAAGGCGAAAAAGAGTATGAGTTTGTAGATGAAACTGAAACTGAATACCTTAATAGAATGGGCTACGACACATCAGGTGCTCCATTTGGTGTAGTTCGTCAAGCTACTTGGCTACCTGATGATGAGTTTGCGGTACAAGAAGGTGGAGGAATTGAAAGAGTTTTAAGAGATTACTACAATCAACCTAACACCCCTGATGCAAAAGAAGAAGACGGATCACCTTGGGATTTTGCTGTTACACAAGAACCAATTTCTAGAAGGGCGATGTACCGTGATCCAGAAAAGAATGGACAAATGCAAACGGTATTTGCTCCTGGGTTACAGTTAACGGACGTGGCTGCGGAATTACCTGAAATAGTAGGGGAATTAGCTGCAGGTATTGGAACAGGACTACTTGCTCCTGGAGGTCCCAGAACAAAAGTGGCTGCAGGAATTGCTGCAGAAGGAACAGCAGCAGGTATTATGAGATATATCCAGCTGCACAAAATGAGAGACAAAGGTTATTTATCCCCCAAGTACGATAACGACATGGAAATGATGGTTCAAGCTATAACCACAGATTCATTACAACAAGGGGGGATGGTTGCTGCTTTTGGTTTAGGTGGTGCAGCAATGTTTGATATTGCTAGAAGAGCATTTGATATGGTGGGTGCTAGAAATATAAGTCCTGCAATAGAATGGGATGAAGACGTATTTGTCAAGGCTTTTGACCAAGTTATGAAAGAATCTGATGAAATAACAGAAACCTTAACTGCTCCTCAAATATTGCTACACTCTTCTGTTGAAGGGGCAGATGAACAACCAGCTTCAGAATTGTGGCAAGAAACTGTTAAAATGTCAAGTAAAGCTGGGGAACAGTATGATCCAATCAGAAGAAAATTAGCAGATCAAGACGTTATAAAAGAAAGAACACTTAGAGAACAGTTTGCTGGAGAACAAACAGAAGGACTAGAGGATGTTGTTAAACTAGGTCCAGAAGATTTGAGACAAAGAGGTACTGAATTTCAAGATGAAATTGAAAAACTAAGAAAACCTGAAATACAGAGATTAGAAACAGACGTCCAGGTTTATGAAAACGAAGCAATGGAAGCAGCAGAAGAATTTATGTTTGGTGCTACTGAAAAAGGTCAATCTGGTGTTATTCTTAGAAATGCTATAGAAACAGTCCGAGGTAAAGTAGACGATGTTCTTGATGCTAAATATGCAGCAATAGAAAAAGACATACAAGGCAATCCTGTTTTTGATACTACTGATTTAATTAGCTTTGCTAAAAAGAATCAAAAGAAAATAGAAAGAGATATTCTACCCTCTTTAGCAGTAGAAGATACAACAATCATAGGAGATATACTGGAGTTAGGATTAAAGAAAGAACCAGGAACAGGAAAGAAGGTAAGCTACGAACAACTTAAACGTGCTATTACTAACGTCAATGGACAAATAAAGAAATATGACAAAGGAGCAGAGTCAACCCCAACAATAGGTTTCTTAAAACAATTAAAAAATCAACTCAAAGGAATGAGAGAACAGCTTATTGACCCCGATACTCCTTGGGGTAAGGGAATTATAGAACGTAACCCAAACATTTTAAAGGAACTGGCTGATATAGAAAGAAGATACGCTAAATTTAATGATAATTTTACTCGTGATCTATCAGGGAAATTAATCCGTAAATTAAAAGGCTCAGGAACTACATACGAAGTAGGTGATGAAGCTGTTGTAAAACAAGCTATCATGAATGATAACCCACAGGGAAGAAAAACTTTAAGGGCTATCTTAAACACACCCGAAGGGTTAGAGGGATTAACGGCTATTCGTTCTGCAATTAAAGGGTTGTACCGTAAGCAGATGCAAACAGCTTCAGGAGAAGTGAATCAAACAAGACGATTAACTGAGGCAGAACATAATGCTTTTATGAGAAAATACGGTGACGCCATGCAAGAATGGCTTGATCCTAAAGAGTTTAAGCGTTTTCAAAGCGCAGCCAGTGCCGCAGAATACGCAGAAGCACAAATAAAAGGTTTAGAAAAAAGCCGTAAAGCGTTAACTCAGTTTGCGTGGGGATCAGATGAGTTACTAGACCAACCTGAAAAGCTTTTTGATATAACTTTTAAACCTAAAGAAATTACACGTACTCAAAATTTAAAATCAGCAATAGATGCTTTAGAACCAGGAATGAGGGATACTTTTATAGATAGATACAAAGGTATGATCTATAAAGATTTCATTGATAAAACTTCTGAGGTAACTAAGAAAGCTGGAGATAAAGTTTCTCTTGATCTAGACCCTAGAAAAGTTGTCAAGTATCTTGATGAACATGGTGATCAGATGAAAGTTTGGTACGGTGATGATTTTGTTAAAGGATTGAACGGTTGGGGTGACCACATAAGAGCATTGCTTCCTAAAGGAAAAGCAGCACTTGACGTGGCAGGTGATGCTAAAATGAAAGCAGGACTAGATATTGTAAGGGCTTACGTTGGTATCTTTACAAGACCTGGAAGAATGATAACTGCAGGTTTGAGGTTGGGTAAAACTACAAAAGAAAAGAAAGTTATAGATGGTTTATTAAATCCTCAAAAGCTTAGAAACATTAACGCAAGAGATAAGTTTTGGAGTGACCCCACTACTAAAGCAGTTATTAGAGAACTAATAACTTTTTACCCAGAGCAAGAAGGTGGTTTCAATATAATATTTCAACAACCACAACTGGATCCTCGTAGGTCACAGGGTTATAGTCCAGACCAAACAGGCACAGAAGAATGGTTAGAGTTACTTGGTCCAGAATATTTTGCTACTGAATCAGAAGAAACAGAGACTGCACCTATGCCTTTCAACACAGGTGGACCAGTTAGATTAATTAAAATGAAACACGGGTACTGATGAGTATTGTAAATTTATTGAAATACATTGCAAAAAGGAAAGCAAACCCCAATGTAACTAAAGGAGGGAGATGGCCAGATAGAGACCACACTCCTGTAGGTAGGGGAGATCAACCAACAGTTCCAGAGCGTGGGGCTATTCCAAAAGGTCCAGTTCCTAATCTCACAGAAAAAGAAGGTTTAGAAAGTTTACAGAAAATACGGGAAGGAAAAAACTGGTTTATAGATCCAGAAACAGCAGCAGCATTTGAATTTCGTTATGGGGCTGGAGTAGAACCTAGAGGTTTTTATCGTAGATATAATACACCCACATACGTAGATAGGGCTCAAGATCAACTACTTGCAGAAAGACGTGAAGAAGCTGCAGCTAAAATTTACCAAATAAAGAGAGAAGCGGAAATCCTAAAAGAAACAAGGGCAGAAGCACCAAACAGTCCACTAGCTGCAGCAATCAATAAAGGAACAGGAGACCTTGACCAAATTTTCTTCAACGTACGATTTCAAGAAATGAACAACACGGCACAAAAGGCTGGGTATCCAAATTGGCAAAGACACATGTATGTTTTAAGAGGGAGCCCCTCGAGTCACTATACAGAAGCGGATAAAGTCGCTCTAAAGATGTATAGGGAGACGATGGATGAATTGGCACCACTTACCAACTCATTAGCAGAAGTAATGGGTAAGACATCAATTCCAAAGGAATTTCTTAGATACAACACAGGTGGACCAGTTAGATTAATTAAAATGAAACACGGATATTAACATGATAAAAATATTTGAATTACTATATGGATTATCAAAACCAATCATCAAGAAGATGAGGACAAGAGAACTTGATGACGTAGAAAGACAGTTAGCTAGTGTGGAAAAAGATGCTGCTAGACACGGGATGAGCGATAAAAATAGAGAGCAGTTTTTAGCAACTAGAAACGCTATCCGAGAAGAAAAAGGTATTCGTGCAATAAAAGATGAAGAATACGGAATAATACAAGACGAGATAAGAGGTGCTAGTGAACTAATACCTGTAGATAAAAGTATTGGTGGTATAAAAGATCTCGCAAGAGCCTACAAAGGTGTGTTTACAGGTAGAGGAGGAGCAAGCGAAGCAGGAACTAAAGTAGGTGATTTAGGAAGAGCCTACAAAGGTGTGTTTACAGGTAGAGGAGGAACTAAAGTAGGTGATTTATTAACCCCACCATTAACACAAACAGGCAGACAAATAACCAAAGCAAGAGGAGGAGACGATGTGATACCTGAGTTCTCTACTAAAAATTTAACGAAAGTAGAAGTAGAATCAGGTGTTCCTGGCCAAGCTTATTCTCTTGATGAAAGAGCAGGGTGGATGGGTCCAAGAATATCAGAGCAAGGAAATCCCTTAAAACTAAAGGACAT